AGTCTTCTACTTGACCTCGTAACTTATCCAAGTCTCGATACTCAAGTAAAAGCTTTGCTTCTGGAAACTGTAGTTCTTTAAGTACCTGCACATCACATACAGGATTCCCGGTTTCAGGATTGTATTTTGGTTTCCAAGTATATTTCTCTTGAAACCGTTCTACAATCTGTTGGGAGCTACCAGGATTGAAAGGTATTAGTTTGTATTTGTTTGGTCCTTTAACCAAGCGTTCTTTAATTATGCTTGAACCCCTACCCTTAACCTCTCCTTTAGTCAAGTATTGAATATTCGTTTCAGGATCTATATAATACGCTACAGACTTTAAATACTCTTTCTTGTCTGGAAATATCTTGCGAAGCTCATCTTCAATGCCTCTCTTATCAGAGAGTAACTTAAATAGAACTTGCTCACCCATCTTGAAGTTATACCACCAGCCTCGACTGGTTTGATTTGCAACAATCTTAGCAAAATCATGCTCAAACTTCATAACACTTGCAGGCACATGCTTGCATTTTTCAGTCAAGACATTAAATAAATCTGCATTTGTTTTTACATCTTGTATGCAATACTTTAGCATAGATGCATTAAAGTCTTCCCATGACCCTTCATATTCTGACTTCTGGTTATCTAAACCAAAAGCTTCGGATAAAGCTTTTAGGCTGTAGCCTTTAGCTTTATTATTCTGCCGGTCAGGATACAAAAGCATTGCCATAAGCATAGTATCTATAACCTTCTTGTCCTCTAAAGCTTCAGCATTGTAAAGCCTTTTAAGGACAGGAAGATCATAGTTGATGATATTATGTCCAATTAACACATCTCCTGTGGCTAAGAAATCAATACCATCTTGAATCTGATGAGGATAGAAAACATGTTCAGTCCTTGTATTTAAATCTACTGCCACAAGGCAGTGAACAGTATCACATTCAGTAATAACCTGTCCTTTTTGGTTAATCTTTAATTCATTGTAGCCATTTGTTTCGATGTCAAAGACAAGGGCTTTTTGTTTCATATCTTTTCATGCTCTTTTAAAGTTTGCATAATCCATGTAAATGCTGCTTTCAGATCTTTTGTAAGAAAAGATTTACGATCAGGATGAGTTAGAATAAGCCTAAGAATTTGCATAAACCCCATAGATACTTCATAAGTAAATTTAGGTTTAGACACTAGCGAACTCCGGCACTCCTCCTACAAACGTAGGATCTACTTCTTGTAATCTATTCGTATCATGACTATAGAACAGACCTGTAGCAACACCAGCTCTACCAGTCAGTCGATTCTTTAGAATACGAACAACGGTAGTATTGGCTTCATCATGGTTACTTGCTTGGCGATTGCGTTCCAGACCGATAACGGTATTAGGAACAGACGATAGGGAACCTGAGCCACGAAGGTCTTGCAAGGTAATGCGAGAGCCTTCTTCGTATGGCTTGTCAGTCTTTTTCAACTGAGATACCACATCAACATGTACTCCAGTTCTTACACACAAAGAACGAATGCCTTTCATAAGCGTGTCAATCAACAGACGCTCACTGTTATTATCTTCTGATGCCATCATAGCGGTAGCTGCCGCAGTAATGTGGTCAAGAATAATAACCTTGACTCCCAAGCTGGTAGCCATAAATTCCATTCTTTGTAAAAGATTTTGCATAGCATTGTGACCTTCATGATCATAGACATAGAATCCTGTTTCTGCCAACCATTTCTTAGCCTCAAGATACTCTTCTTCTGAGTAATTTTCACACACGGTGTAGTCAACACGTTCAACACCCATGCTTTCTCTAAGGTCATTCATGGTATTAGCAGCACGAATAGATCGAATAGGTTTATTAATATGAAGAGAAACAATATCATCTACAGTCTCCTGTGGTGTTTCTTCTAGCATAATAGCACCTACACTACGTCCCTCATTCAAGTGAGAGTAGATTAGCTCACGCACAATAGTACTCTTGCCTGAGCCAGTACCTGATGTCCAGAGTGTAATCTCACCACTACGCTGACCAATAAGAAACTCATTGAGTCCGGGCCAAGGAATGGACCATACCTCAGTGTTGGTATTGTTATCAGCAATAACATTACTGACATGCAAGATCTCATCTGGGCTGTAAAGCTGTGCTTCCCAGATAGCATTAATCAGACTCTTAGTTTCTCCAGCAAGCATATGCTCGTTAGGATCTTTAAGCATGATCTTAGCAATCTTAGCCTTGCCCGGAGGCAAGATATCTGCAACAGCTTTAGCAGCTTCACGACCTGCATCATCGTTGTCAAAGAGTAAGACTACTTCTTCATACGATGCAACAAAATCATAGTTGTTCTTAATATCACGAACAGCACTGGCTGCACCGTTAGGCAATGAAACAACAGGCCACTTGTTCTCCATAAGCTGAGATACTGTAAGACAATCAATCTCGCCCTCAGTAATAACCAATCGTTTGCCATTCATCTTGAACAAACCTTGACCAAAGAGTTCTGGGTTACGACTATCGCCTACCCATTTGAAGTCTTTAGTATCATTCTTTCTTAGCTTTTGTGCAACAAGAGTACCGTTTTTGAACGCATTCCAAAACTGAAACTCTTGCTCTCCAACCTGAGCACACTTGTAGCCATAGAGCCTGCAAGTCTTCACATTAATCTGTCGATCTTCAAGATCAGTATAGTACCCATTGTATGGATTCCAGTTACCTTCTACCTTAACAGCTTTCTTAACGTAAGAACCGCTGGCGTTCTCATGATAACCACAAGCAAAGCAGTGAGCATGACCATCATTGTAACGAGCAAGGTTGTCACATGATGTGTCCTTGCCCTGACGATGGCACTCAGGGCATTGTTCCCTGTCTACAACAAAAGTAATTTCTTCTTCTTTCATAATTCTCCGATAAAAAAATCCCCTTCCATTACTGAAAGGGGATCTTAGTTAATCTACTGGTTCTTGCGATAAGCCGTTTAGCTTAAATGATATGTATTCTTTGCCTTTGTCTGTTTTAACTTTAGTAACTTCAAGATAGTAGATTCTATTATCATTAAAGCCATAATGTTTTTGTAAGACATCAATAAAAGGTTTCAAGCAGTTGTCAATGTCAGAAGCTCGATTACTGTACCCAACCCGGATACGCAAGGACAGAGGACCTGTCCTTGGTATCCTGAGCTTTGGGAGCAGTTTGGGTAACTTAATCTCATAGTTTCTGTACTTAGCAGTCTTCCGCTTTCTGCCCATGAATGCTTCATTCATACTAAGCGGCTTGATAGCCAGCTTATGCATTCATTAGAATGGCATGTCCGCGCCCTGTTCAGGCTCTGCTTCCTCAGTCATTGTAGCAGTAGCTGTCTCTGCAACATAACCGCCTTCGACCTTATCGAAGCCACCTGCTGCAGAACTCTGCTCATTCTTTTCAATAATTTGGACACCATCAAGATAGAGAGACATGCTGTTATCTCTTTCAAGAAGTGCTGGAACCAAACGCAAACGGACTACATCTCCACCAAAAGGAGTATCAGTAGTCTTTGTGTTTTGCGAATCAAAGCATGGGAACGTAGGAGTGCCAGGATTATCCTTAGCAAACTGACTGTTCTTTACCTTGAGTAACTTGACTCCATCTCGTTCAGACACACCATTGACCTTAGAAACCTTAGCGAAGTTGCATTTCTTTGCAGCATCATTAATAAGAGTACTAAGTTCTTCTGTTAATTCAACAGTAATGTTGTGGTTTGGATTACCAAACTTAACATCAGGCTTGTGTAAGTGAGCCCAAGTAACCGTGGCGTTAGGTGTAACAAAAGACTTTCCGTATTTGTTAGCCATAAATAATCTCCTTCAGTAGAAAACAATTGAGTAATATTATAGTAAGAGGTAGTCCCAACGTAAGGACATAATAACATATTTTTTGCAAAACTTCTTTCATACCGACATTGGCTCAAAGACAGCCAACTCTCCGTCTATAACTACTCCACACCCAAGAATGGGTTTCTGATTAAATTTTTTACCATAGTCCATAGCTGCAGCTTTTACATCAATACCGCAGCCCACTTGCATACCAAAGCATTTAAAGCGTTCATTATTATAAAACTCTACTCCGGCTTGACTATGAAAGTGTCCTTGCACAACTGAACAAAACTGAGCTTTTGCATTACTGTATGCTGCATTTCTTTGTCCACCTGAGCCTTTGTCGCCATGCTGATACATGACACCATCAATAACTTTATTACCATAACGTGGAATTACTTCCCAACCGTGAACACCCCAGATATCACAGTAAGACTTTAATACACTAAGAGGTAGTCCACAGTCTGTTGCATGCCGTTCTGTTAGAGCATCATGATTGCCTACAAACCATGTCACACTAGGTCCTAATTCTGCGTACAGTTGCTGCACTTGTTCGTATGCTTTACGATACTCTGCTTCACTGTTCTTAAGACTTGGTGCTTTTGGATGATAAGAAATACTTGCCCAATCGA